CCTGCCTCCGGGCAGAAGGTCCACGTCAAGAAGGAGATCACAAACAAGAGAGCCAGTGCGAGCACCGGCACCTATCTTGTGTTCCTTTTCAGCCCCGGCGTGAAGCTGACTGTGACCAATGTCCAGGTATACGACGACCGCGATGATTACCTGGGGACGGTCAGCTCCTACATCAACCAGACAGCAAGCGAGATCGAGCTGTCTGTCCAGGAGCTGGCGATCCATCAGTATATTGATCCGTTTATCTATACTGATACGACTACGGATTATTCGTGGAGATATCACACCGGCTTTACTGAGGACGGTTATGTACTGACCACAGGAGAGCATAACGGCCACCAGTGCCTGATCATCGACGGCACCAACGTCACAGATCCGACGGGCCCCTGGAACGCTCAGCTGTACCGCCGGATTAACTACGGAGGGTCGGCAGGAAGTCAGGTCCCGTTTAAGTTCACGATCGAGTCGAGCATCGACATAGCAGCCACCTCCACCTGGTACGTGGCAGCGATGTCCTTCCCGACGTCGCAGAACGGATCGACCTCTTATCCGTATTCAATGCCGGCGATGACGGCGAACACTCCAAAGACTCTGACGCTGCCGTTCACGGTTCCCTCGAGCGTATATTACGGCGGCGTTTCGACGTCCAGCGCGGTCCTGTTCGGCTATCCTGGCGCGATCATTTACATCTACGACGGATCAATCCAGACGACAGAGCAGGACTTCGCAGAGAGCACGTTCACGATGTCGACCTCTGGCATCAGCACCAAAGTCGCCCGGAACGGCGTGATCAGTGCCATTAACCAGAGCGCGGAACAGGTACAGATCCAGGCGAACAAGATCGATTTGGTCGGTGCTGTGTACGTCACGGACGACGAGAACGATCCCCTGCTTAAAGTCTACTGGGAAGATCCCGACGAGGAAGGCTCGACGACCATAAACGGCGGCTCGATCGTCTTGGTGAATGACGACGTTTCCCTCTCTAAGGACAGATACGCTTACCTGGGCAACGGAGAGTTGCAGCTGGCCAACTACAACTTGGCAGATCCGACCGGACTGTCCGGGGAGACACGCTGGTGGCTCAGCCTGTCTGGCGATCTGATTCAGCTCTGGGAACGGGACTTCACCGATAACGACGGTTCATATACCGAAACCAAATGGTTCGATACCAATTTCTCAGATCCGAGGCTCCCGACATTCAAGTTCCGGGGCAACTCGTATCTGATCAACGGCGCGGACCCGATTTCTAACTATAACTGGTCACTGGGCGGCTCGAATTGCTGGTACAACGTTCCGGTGCACTTCCTTAAAGCTGTGTACAACAGCGGCGGAGGCGTGCAGTTCACCTCTGACCGGCGCAAAAAGAACACCATCAAGGACCTGGCTAAGAAGGCCGCGAAAAAGTTCATCATGGCGCTCCGACCGAGGTCCTTCAAGTATAACGAGGGCGAGAGCGGACGCCTGCACCATGGCTTTATTGCTCAGGAGCTCCACGATGCCATGGAAGGCAGGGACTGGGGCGTATGGTGCGAGGATAAGGACGGAGACCGCGAGCAATCGATCCGTCCGGACGAGATCATCGCCGATCTGGTCAGCGTAGTACAGCAACACGAGGAGGAGATCGCCGTCCTCCGTGAGAAATTACAGGCGATGGAAGGAGACGGAAAATAATGGTTCCCTACAGAGAGATAACAATCGACCTGGTCCCGCATCCGATGCCTCCGGAGCCCCTGCTGACCGCCAGCCAGTACGACAACGGCCGGCCGGTGAAGGTCACCGTGCAGTACAACGGCGAGGACTTCGATCTCACCGGCATGACTGCGCAGATCTCGGTCCGCAAGCCCTCCGGCAAGGTCGTGATCGCGAACGCCGCAGAGGTCACCGGGAGCACCGTGATCTTTAACCTGATCACCCAGATGACGGCCGAGTACGGCATGATCCCCACGGAGATCTCCCTGACCGGACAGAATCAGGACCCGATCGGGACGGCCAACTGGATCACCTACGTCGAAAAGTCCCCGGCCTCCGGATCTCCTTCCGATACCTGGGTGCAGGATCTCGACGAGAAGGTCGAACAGGCCACCGAAGCGGCGGAAGCGGCAGAGGTCTCCGAGATCAACGCCGAGGCGTGGGCGGTCGGCGAGCGCGGCGGCGTGCCGGTGACGGAGCTTGATCCGACCTATCACAACAACTCCAAGTACTGGGCCGAGTACGCCGAGGAAGCTGTGCAGGACGTGACCGATCTCGTCGAGCGTGCTGAGACTGCTGCCGGAGCAGCTGCGGACAGCGCGACGGAGTCGGCAGGGTATGCGTCAGACTCTGCGGCGAGTGCTACGGCATCCGCCGGATCGGCAACGGAGTCGGCGGGTTATGCGACGCAGTCCTCCCAGTACGCGACCAACTCCGCCAACTCTGCGACCGCATCGGCGACCTCCGCCAGCGCATCGGCTCAGAGTGCCGGACAGAGTGCGGCGAGTGCTGCGGAGTCGGCGGGATACGCCACGTCCTCCGAGAACTATGCCGGGATCTCTGCCGGAGCAGCTGAGGCAGCAGGACAGAGTGCAACTGCGGCGGCAGGAAGTGCGACTACGGCAACGAATCAGGCCACAGCGGCGGCTGCTAGTGCTACAGAAGCATCCGGTTATGCTGATGATGCGGCTGACAGTGCGGCTGATGCGGCAGAGAGTGCGGCTACCTTCACGACAGACGATACCCTGTCCATTGCCGGTAAGGCGGCTGATGCTAAAGCGGCAGGCGATATGATTGCCGCAGTGCAGGCCGAGATCCCTGAACTGGATAACTGGCTGACTACTCCTGGTGCGGCGGCTGAAGCGAAGCATACCGGCGATAGAATCACGGAAGTAGAGGATGATGTCGCTGATTTAAAGAGCGCCTTGAGCGATCTCGGCTTATCTGTAGTCAACGGTTTACTTAATATCACATATGAGGAGGTGGCTTTATGAGTGCTGTCACGAAACCTATAGTGCTTGACGAAACCGTGCAAGCGCTTAATCACTTGATCTCTCACCAGAATGCCGCGATTGATCTGTTAGCGTCAGATAAAAGGGCATCACTGGTCACGGATGTTGCTACGGTTGCGGAACTTTGTAAAACAGGCGAGATCCTTGAGGTCATGGATTATGGCGATCAGATCGCTCCCGCATGGGCTGATGGTGAGACGAACTACAACCCTGCGTTTAACCTGTGCCACGAATCGGACGAAGAACTGGAAGATGGCGAGACGATTCATGGTGCATTCTGGGAGTGGGATAAGGTTCTTCCGTTCGGAGCGCAGTTTTCTCATCAGAGAGCCATCACGGCTCCAATGTTCAAGGTCAGCACAGCGCTGTCTGCGGCGGCGTATAACTTCCAGTTGGCAAGCGGAAAGTACTTGAACTTCACTCTCCCTACTGGCGGTGCGGCTGTTGGGTACTGGCTCGGATATACCGGATCAAAAATCTGTATCTATGATACAAACGGGCGGTATGTGGATAAGGTGAACGCCACCGAGGAGAATTCTGCTAAAGGCACAAGTCTCGGCTCTGCTCCGTCCTTTGCCGCAGGAGACTACTATTTCACCTTCGCATCGAATTGGGGCAGTAACGTAGTCGCGGGAGCGGCGGTCAGCTTTACTCTTCCGAACGCCGTGAATTTTGGTGAGCGCATCTGCGGTTGCTATGGAGCGCCTGACCAGAATCGTTCCAACTGGTGGGTTTATATCGTGACCGACAAGGGGGTTACCATCGGAGACGCGATCACCGTCAGCAACGCCACAACAGGGACGAACCTCGGCGTGATGGCATCACAGGAGCGAACCGCATCAGGGAGTTATTTCCTTAATTGCACTCAAGAAGTGGCCTATGGATATAATCGGTGGTTAGCATCAGCGCTTCGGCAGTGGCTCAATTCAGAAGCCGCCGCAAACGCCTGGTGGGAGGCATTCGATGCGCTTGATGTCAGACCAGATTATCTGTCTACCAAGAGCGGATTTTTGGCGGGATATGACGAATCGGTCAAGCGGCATTTCAAGGCGATCAAGGTTACAACGGTTGCTCAGAATGCGGACGGCAACGTCGATGATGTAACGTATGACAAAGTGTTCCTCTCCTCATTGGAACAGATGTATCGCGTGCCGCAGTTCGCGGGGAAAGAGGGAGAATACTGGGAATACTATAAACGCTTGCTAGGTCGCACTTCTCCCGCCCCTACGTCTCAGACGTATGCCAGGTTGATCAAATACGCATTGAACGCTCCTACATCTGCGCAGCACTGTTTTCGCCGTTCGGCTCCCCGCACCAACGCGGCCTACGTGTGGCTTGTCAACGCGTCAGGCCACGTGACCACGTACTACGCGAGTACCGCCCATAGGAGCGCCCCCAGCGTGTTTTTATCGGAGTAATCGGCTCAATCCCCGGCCGCACACTTGCGGCCGGGTTATGGAGATGCTATGAGTAGTGTGAGAAAGAATGAGCAGTCTCCGCACCGGTTCACTCTATTGGATGTTGCTCTGGAGTTATATGATCATACCACAACGGTCACGGCAAACCCTAAGATCTTCACTGACCAGAAGCTGACCGAACGTATCAACGAAGAGGCGGCGCTTGTGTATCACTGCTGTCGCACGGCGAACGAGGATCTGGATGCACGGAAACGTGATGAAGCGCTTATGCGGATTCAACTTGAGGAAGAAGCACTTAACCACTGCAAGTGGCTCAAGACCGACATCAAGTTGGCACAGCGCAAGCTGAAATTCCGGGCGAAAAAGGCGGTCGCATGGACGAAGAAAGTGAATCGCACGATGGAGATGATTAAGGCGTGGATCGTCACGGAAAAACGAAACTATAGAAATAATCATGGGCTGTAGGCTGTTATGCGCAGAACTGTTTTCGCCGTTCGGCTAACCGCAACAACGCGAACAACGTGTGGAATGTCAACACGTCAGGCAACGTGAACACGAACAACGCGAGTAACGCCAATAGGAGCGCCCCCAGCGTGAATATTAATGCGAACACATGGCCTACACATAGTGTGGGTGCAGAGCATAATCAATATACACGGAGCCGAATGCCCTGCCGAAAAAGGCTAAACAATACTGTCGTGATGCAAATATCCTGAGGGATAAGCGCTACGTACACGGCAGACAACATTCCTAATCCTATGGACATAGAAGAAGTAATAGGTGAGGATGCTCTGTATGAATCTCTAAATAAATGCTCAAAAGGCGTGAAGTGGAAAGGAACGGTCGCGTTTTATCGTCATAACTGGACGGATGAAATTCCAAAGCTATCCGAAGAACTACATGACGGAACTTACAAAGAGCACCGAGCGAAGTTTTTCACGGTGACCGAGCCTAAATATCGGGAGATCATGAGCATTCACTTTCGCGACAGAATCTATCAGCGCAGTTTGAATGATGTCGCGATTTATCCGCAAGTATCACAATCCTTCATCGCAGACAATTTCGCCTGTCAGAAAGGCAAAGGAACCGAAGCCGCCAGAGATAGGCTTGGAGATTTTCTGCGGCAGTACTATCGCAAATATGGTACTGACGGCTATGTACTCAAAATCGACATCAAAGGCTATTATCCGAATATGGATCACGAATACGCCGAAACGACGCTCCAGAAGTACCTAGACGATGAAACGTATCAAATGGCAGTTAAAGTGTTAGCTCGCTTGCCGGGTGATGTTGGCTATAATCCCGGGAGTCAGATTGTTCAGATTGTCGGCATAACCGCACTGGATCGTGTCGATCACTTTATCAAGGAGCGCTTAGGTATCAAATATTATATCCGCTATATGGACGATTTTATCCTGATACACCCTGACATGGAGTATCTGCAACACTGTCTGACCGAGATCGAAACCATGTTGTTCGATCAGAAAATGACGCGCAGTAAGGAGAAAACATTCATACAACGGATCACCGATCCAATAGAACATCTGGGTTTTGTCTATCGGCTTACCCGGACAGGAAAGGTGGTCATACTTGCCAGACCAGATAAGATCAAGCATGAGAAGAAAAAGGTCAAACGCATGGTAAATCTTGTCAAACAGGGCAAGCGGACAAAGCGTGATGTGGACGCTCATTTCAAGGCGTTCAAGGCCAGTGTGGCTTATGGTAACTCGCATCACTTGATTCACAACCTCAACGTCTGGTACAGAGGGTTGTGGAAAGGAGCAGACCAATGATTGAGCCGAGTATCATCATCAAGAAAAAAATGGAATTAGGCGAAGCGAAGGATATGGAAAACGCTCTCGCCAATGAAGAGTATCATCGCGTCAACATTGACGATATGATGAATGCTCTTGTGGAACTAGGCGAACTGTTTGCAGAACAGGATGATGCCCTTGTCGAACTTGCAGAACTGATTGCGGAGGGATAAGTTATGGCAAAGATTTACTACAACAGAATAAAGGCCGGGATCATGACGATTGACGATGTTCCTGAGAGATGGAGAGCGGCAGTCCAGAAGATGCTCGATGAGGATGATGAGTAATGCGGAAAGCTGTCGTAGTTGACGCTGACGATATCAAGAAGATCCTCGCTGAGAAGTTTGGCGTGGACGAGAAGAATATCATCAAGAGCCAGTATAGCTACACCGTCATTACAGACGAAGATCCTGAGTAATTGGACACTTTAAGTAAGCAACATCAACACGGGACAGTCCTCCGGGGCTGTCCCTTTTACGTGAGGTAAAAGACCAATGCCGGAGTATATCACCCGCGAGGAGCACGAGGCGGTGATCAGTCGGATCGACGCGGAAGACGCCAGACAGGATCACCGTCTCGAGAAACTGGAGGCGACCGTGGAGAACATTGCGAAGCTCACAATCGCAGTCGAGAAGCTGGCCATCTCGATGGACAAGATGGCAAAGGAGCAGGAGAAGATGACCACCAGGATCTCAAAGCTCGAAGCCGAGCCCGGCGAGAACTGGCACAAGGCGGTGTGGATCGTCCTGACTGCCCTGATCGGTGCGGCAGTCGGGTATTTCCTGCACTGAGGAGGGAAACATGGACAAGACAAAATTCTGGAAGGCTGCAACGATCAGAGCCGTCCGCACCATGGCAGAATGCGCACTGGCGTATATCGGCACGGCGACGATGCTCCATGAGGTTAACTGGCTCGGCGTGATCAGTTCCGCCGCGATGGGCGGCGTGGTCAGCATCCTCATGGCTATTGCGACAGGGCTCCCCGAGGCGTCCGGTGCGGGCCGTCCTTAACATGGTGCTGATCCACCTGGTGCTCGCTTTATACGTCATCTGGTGGATCGCGGAGGTGGTCGCATGGGCCATATTATCGATATTTCTCAATGGAATACGGTTGATAACTGGGATCTGGTCAAGGATTCGGTCGAGGCGGTGATCCTGCGGTGCGGGTACACGCTCAGCACGCAGAAGGATCTCCACGTCTGCGTCGATCAGCGTTATCCGGCATACAGAGCCGCCTGCGAGGCGCGTGGCATCCCGATCTCGCTGTACTACTTCACCAACGCCACAACGCCGCAGGAGGCTCAGATCGAGGCCTCGTATCTCGCCGGCGAGTGTCGGGACCTAAAAGGGTACACCCTGCCCGTTTTCGTCGATTCTGAGCGGGTCTCGGGCACGGGACGGGCGGACAACCTGATCAGGGAACAGAGGACGAAGTGCGTCCGGGCATTCTGCGCCGGTCTGCAGGCCGCGGGAGTGCCGGCGGGCATCTATGCGAGCGATTCGTGGATGACGGAGCAGCTGGACATGGACAAGCTCCCGTTCTCCCTCTGGGTCGCGGCGTGGGGAGCGAACCGGCCAAGACATGAGGATTACGTCCTCTGGCAATATTCCAACTCTGGAAGCATTCCGGGCATCAACGGCAGGGTGGATCTGTCCACACGGGACAGGCCGTGGCTGTCTGCCAAGGATCGCGTGATCGACTTAGAGATCTCTGAGGTCGGCTATCTGGAAAAGGCATCCGACGCGGATCTGTACTCCAAAAAGGCCAATGCCGGAAGCGTGAACTATACGAAGTATACCTCTGAGATGCACCGGCTCCAGCCGAGGAACATGGATCACCCTGCGGCATGGTGTGCTAGCTTCCAGTGCTGGGCGTTCGTGCAGATCCTCGGTCTGGATGGCGCCAAACGGGCGCTCTGCGGGGATATAGATGACTACTGTCCTAATCTGGTGATGCAGTTCAAAACTTCGGGCAGATGGTACAGCACGCCGGAGGTCGGCGACCTGGTATTCTTCGGGCAGAGTGGCGGGGAGCACGTCGGTCTGGTCTACCAGATCTCCGCGGGGATGATCCGGACCATCGAGGGCAACACCTCGAGCGGCTCCGGAGTCGTCGCCAACGGCGGCGGGGTGTGGTCAAAGAGTTACACGATCGGGCACAGCAGGATCGCAGGATATGGGCGTCCGGTGTATAATTGATTAAGGTCTTCCCGTGACTGAGGGAGCTGCTTTTTCTGTGGAGCAGCTCCCTCTATTTTTATGCCTATCTTTTTACATTTATATAAAATAAAGTGTTGACATACGTTTATATAAATGTTATAGTATTACCAGAGCAAGGGAAACACAAAGCAAGCGCACAGGAGGACGGAAAAGATGAAGAAGGTCATGGCAAGAGCGTGGGAGATCGCAAGGGCAGCAGCAACCATTTACGGCGAGAAGGCCAGCAGCTACATCGCGGAAGCACTTCGGATGGCGTGGGAAGAGGAGAAGGGCGAGACCAGAGAGCAGAAACTCGTCAAGCTCGGTTTCAAGCGCTGGCAGAAGAACGGCATGGATCGCTTCTATATCAATGCCACCACACTCGGACTCGAGTATACGACCTACAAGACCGGGAACGTCAGCTCCGCATGGTTCCGCGGTGACGCGATCAGCAACTGCGAGGCCCGCCGGATGCTCTCCGCAAAGACCTACATCGACGCGAAAGACTGGACGCTGCACTGTGATCACTATATCCTGCTCGACGCGGCGAAGGAACTCATGGCGCAGGCGATGTAATCACACCACAAAGAGAGGAGACCAAAATCATGAAGAGGATCATCAACGGCAAACGCTACGACACAGACACGGCGGAGGAACTTTACAGTTACAGTTACAGCAATCCCGGGGATTTCCACTATTTCCGCGAGACGCTTTACAGAAAACGCACCGGCGAGTTTTTCCTCTACGGCGTCGGTGGGCCTGCGAGCAAATACGCCCAGGCGGTTGACACAAACTCCTGGAGCGGCGGCGAGAGACTGATGCCGATCACTTACGAGGCCGCGCAGCAGTGGGCCGAGAAATACCTCACCGGCGACGAGTACGAGGAGATCTTCGGCGAGGTGGCAGAGGATGACAGCAGGACGACGCTGTCGATCTCCCTCCCGACCGCCACGGCCGAGTTGCTCAAGCGCATGGCCGGTGCCTCTGGCGAGAGCATGAGCGCGATCATCGACCGGCTGATCAGGGAAGCGTAAGAGGAAAAGAGGTCCGAAAGGGCCTCTTTTTGTGTGCCATTTTATGTGCCAATTTGGACGCCGAAAAGCTGTTTTCGGGTGTTTTCTGAGTGCGACTCAATGCGACCGAGTGCGACTGTGTGCGGTGGCTGAATGTATTATAAAACGTACCTTTTCTCTATACGCCGGGTGCCTGTATGCGATCCTGTGCGACAGTATGCGCCGCATCCGCAGAGAATATGATATACTACAAAACTATGCGGATTTACGCCGTTTCCCGGCATTGTATGCCAAATTATGTGCCAAAATCTACCGCGGACAGCTCCGCACTCTTAACCTCATCCAGCGCGTGCACGTAGATCTCCATGGTCATCGAGATTGACGCGTGTCCCATGATCTCCATCAGAACCCTCGGCTGCATATGGCTCTCCGCGCACCTGGTCGCGAAAGAATCCCTGAGCGCGTGCGACGTAATCGGCTTGATCCCTGCGGCCAGACAGGTCTTGCGCAGCTGGGCGTTTATCTCCTGAGGATTCGCCATGGTTCCGGTGGAGCTCGAGAAGATCCTGTCTGTCGTCCATCCCATGGCACTCCGGAGCTCCCGGGATCTCCTGATCGCGTCCTGCGCTTCCCGGTCGAGCGGGATGATCCGATTCCCGGCGGAGGACTTAGGGCTATCCCCGATCACGGTGCCCTCACCGGACCGCATGATCGTCCGGGTGCAATGCAGGCGGTCGCCAACGATATCACCGTCCACCAGTGCGATTGCCTCCCCGATCCGGAGCCCGGTGTGGAGCATGAGCAGATAGAGGTCGCGGTACAGGTCGCCGCGTGCGTCTGCGGCACGCAGGAGGGCGGCTGTCTCCTCTTTTGTGAGCGCACGGTGGGGTGCGGATTCGACGGGCTTTTTGGGGACGCGGAGGGCCTTTACGCCGTCTGCCGGGGATTTTGCGATCAGATCCTCCTGCACTGCGGACTTGAGGATCTGCTTGAGCGTCACGATCCGGAGGTTGATGCTCGACGGCTGTAGGGTCTCCTGCATGGCGTTGATCATATCCCGGATATGCTGAGCCCGGAGATCCCGGAGCCGGACGTCCGCGATCGGGTGCGACAGCATCCCGTTTATCTGGGTTACATATGCGAGAATCGTCGAGCCCTTCACGGTGCCTTTTGTCCCGTTCAGCCAGCGCCGGCAATACTCGCCCAGGGTGACGTCCCTCTGGCGCT